GGCGGTTTTCACCCGTCAGAATCTGGGGGGGATCCGTCAGTAAATTCAAAACAAGATCCATCAGATAAAAATCAAAACCCTTTCTGTCCGGTTGCTGCGCAACCCGACGATGCGGTGATGGTTACTGACCAGGCTAAACAGGTTCTGACTTACCTGAACCAGCAAACCGGATCGCGGTACCAGGTGTCGAAAACGTCGATGGAACACATCCGGGCTCGCCTGGGTGAAGGGTTCAGCGCTGAAGAGCTGAAGCTTGTCGTGGATTACACCAACGAGAAGTGGAGTGCCGATTTGCAGATGGCGGAATACCTGCGCCCGACGACGCTATTCCTGCCGAGCAAATTCCCTGGCTACCTGCAGGCCGCGACGAAGTGGAGCGAAGCAGGGCGCCCGGCGCGCCGCAACGGCGAGTGGGTCAGCAACACCGCTTCCCGCGCGACATTTCAGAACGTCGATTATTCGCTGCCGCAAAACTCGGGGTTCCGATCATGATGGCTGATACGGCAGCAGCACTGCCAGTGACAGAACCGGCGCCGCGCGTATTGCAGCGTCCGTTCCTGAAATGGGCTGGCGGTAAATATTCGCTGATGCCTGAATTGGATCGTTTCCTCCCGGCGGGCGCCCGGCTAATTGAACCGTTTGTCGGTGGCGGTTCGGTGTTCCTCAACTCCGATAAGCATGAAAGCTTCCTGCTGGCAGATGCCAATTCGGATCTAATTAACCTCTATCAGATGCTTGCCGTATTGCCCGAGCAGGTAACGGTGCTGGCGCGCAAGCTGTTTGCCGAAATGAGTGACGAGCCGGGTTACTTCGCCGTTCGCCAGGCGTTCAACGCGCAGCAGATGACCGGCCCTGAGCGCGCCGCCGCATTCCTCTACCTGAACCGCCACTGCTTCAATGGCCTGATCCGCTATAACCGCGCCGGCGAATTCAATGTTGGCTGGGGTAAAAAAACTGGCCCCTATTTCCCGGATAAAGAGCTGCTGGCTTTTGCCGCGGTGGCGCCCAACTGCGTATTCATGAACGCCGGTTACCGCCGCACGCTGTCGCTCGCGGGCGAGGGCGATGTCGTTTACAGTGATCCGCCCTATGAGCCGCTGCCGGGCACGGCGGGTTTCACGAACTATGCCGCCGGCGGTTTTGCATGGGCTGATCAGGTGGCGTTGGTTGAATCCTGTGTTGCGGCACATCAGCGCGGCGCGCGGGTGGTGATCAGCAACTCGACGGCGCCACGGATTATCGAGCTTTACGAGCAGCACGGCTTCACGCTGCATCACGTCAGCGCCCGCCGCTCCATTTCCAGCAAAGCCAGCACGAGGGAAAACGCTGCTGACATCGTGGCCATTCTCTGAGGAGGCAGTGTGAAAAAGAACCTGTTAACCGCCCGACAGCAGCAAATACTGAGCCTGATCGTGGCTTTCCATAAAGAGCATGGGATACCGCCGACGCAAAAGGAAGTGGCCGATCTGATGGGCGCAGCATCGCCGAACGCGGCAACTGAAGTGCTTCGATCCCTCGAGCGTAAAGGTGCTATCACCCTTTTTCCAGGTGTGTGCCGCGGCATCTCCATCAACAGCCAGAGCGTGGAAGATGAGGCAGTTTCGCTGCTGCGCTCGCTGGTGGCCGGTGAAGAAGATGCGAGAGACCAGGCGATCTCGTTTTTGAAAATGCGCGGGGTTGCCCTATGAAGCTGATCCTGCCATTTCCCCCGAGCGTAAACACTTACTGGCGCGCTCCGAATAAGGGGCCGCTCAAGGGGCGCCATCTCATCAGCGCTGACGGGCGCAAATACCAGAGTGCTGCCTGTGCGGCCATCATCGAGCAGCTGCGCCGCCTGCCGAAGCCGTCGACCGAGCCCGCAGCGGTTGAAATACTGCTTTTTCCGCCCGACGCGCGCCGCCGGGACATCGACAACTACAACAAGGCGCTTTTCGATGCGCTGACACATGCCGGCGTGTGGGAGGACGACAGCCAGGTGAAAAAGATGCTGGTGGAGTGGGGGCCGGCAGTCAAGGGCGGCAGGGTGGAGATTACGATCACCAGGTATGAACCAACAGCGGTTGCAGCCGCTTAACGGAGATACGCATGCAACAAATGAACGCAGTACCCGCTTTTACCCCGGTGGCAATGATGCCGGGACAGGAACTGGCGATGAGCAGCCAGGAGATCGCCGATCTGGTTGAGTCACGTCATGACCATGTTAAACGGTCCATTGAACGGCTTGCCGAACGCGCGGTTATTCAACTTCCCCCAATGGAGGAAGTTATAAATCACCTCGGGCAGACCGTCGCCGTTTACCAGCTGTGCAAGCGTGATAGCTACGTGGTGGTGGCTCAGTTATCCCCGGCTTTCACCGCACGCCTGGTCGACCGCTGGCAGGAGCTGGAGAGCCAGCAGGCGATGCAGGTACCCAAATCACTGCCGGAGGCTCTGCGCCTCGCCGCTGACCTTGCTGAGCAGAACCAGAATTTTAAACACGAGCTTGCCGCCGCGGCGCCGAAGGTGGAATTCGTGGATCGCTATTGTTCTGCGGGTGGCTCAATGTCTTTCCGCCAGGTAGCGAAGCTGCTTAACGCTAAAGAGCATGAGTTTCGCATGTTCCTCATTGACAACAGGATCATGTATCGCCTCGGCGGGGGACTGACGCCGCACCACCAGCACATTGATAACGGTCGCTTTAAGGTGAAAACCGGCACCAGCACCGACAATGGCCATGCTTTCAGCCAGGCGCGCTTTACGGCAAAGGGGATCCAGTGGGTCGGCGGCCTGTGGGCGGCACACAAAGCGCAGGGGGCTGCGAAGTGAGGGCACTGCTTAATCCGATCGTCGTGGCAGAGCTGGGTCTCGTCATGTTCAGGCCGGGCGCCAGCCTGCTGATGCATTTCCGCCGCGGGCGTATGCTGCTGGAAAATGAGCCGCAACGCCTGGCTGGTATGCCCAACGGCGAACTGCCACCAGCAGAACAGCCACTGGCCGAGGATCCTGCACTCGCCGGTGTTTTTGAAAACGATGCTGTGCTGCGCCGTGCCGGCGGCATCGGCGGGCTGGAAAGCTGGCTGATGGAGACAAATGGTTGTCAGTGGCCGCACGAGTTCTGGCATGCTGAGAACCTTACCACGCTGCGTCATGCGCCCGGCGCGCTTCGCGTGTGCTGGCACTGCGACAACTTGTTGCGTGAGCAGACTACAGAGCAACTGGCGCACATAGCGCGGGCGAACTGCGCGGCTTATATCCTCACCACTGCCCGCCGTGAATTGGGTTTCGACTATTCACATACGCTCACGTTGCCGGAGTTCTGCTGGTGGCTCGCGCGCAATGGCCTGGCCGATGCCCTGCCGGAAGATGCCGCACGGCAGGTTCTGAGGATGCCGAAGCCGGTGATACGCTCCGTCACCCGCGAAACAGAGCTGGTACCGGGCGAACGCCTCGGGCGCGAGATAGTCGATGAAGTGGCTAAGCAGGTGCTGGCGCTGAATGTGGATCCGGAAACGCCGGAATCCTTCATGCTGCGCCCGAAGCGCCGCCGCTGGGAGAATGAGAAGTACACCCGCTGGGTTAAAACGCAGCAATGCATGTGCTGTGGCAACCCGGCAGACGACCCCCATCACCTGATAGGCCACGGGCAGGGTGGGATGGGTACGAAGGCGCACGACCTGTTTGTGATCCCGCTTTGCAGAGCGCATCACGACGCGTTGCACGCTGACACCGTGGCATTCGAAGCGAAATACGGCGACCAGTTAGCGCTGATGTTTCGGTTTTTAGATCGTGCGCTGGCTATCGGCGCGCTGGCGTAAGAGTGGAGATGATGAATGCGTGATATGTATGAAGTAATGGATTTGTGGGGGGCTTGGGCAGCATCAGATAACAGTGGTCTTGACTGGCAACCAGTCGCCGCTGGTTTCAAAGGTCTACTTCCGCATGGTAAAAGATCGCGCCTTCAATGTGATGATGACGAAGGTATCATGATTGATGGTTGTGTTTCGAGATTACGCTCAGCTAGACATGAAGAGTATGAGCTTGTCATAGCTCACTTCGTAGTTGGAATGTCATTACGCACAATTGCCAAACGAAGAAGATGCTCCGACGGGACAATCAGAAAGGAACTACAAACAGCTCTGGGATTTATTGAAGGGGTATTATCAATATTTTGATGTTTGAGGCCACAAAACAGTGGCCTCAAGTAATCAATGCATGTCATGCGTTGTGGGCATGTTTGATTAGTTTAGTAAAAAAGTTATCACTTTCTAGATTCTTTGACTTACTCTTTGATTTTTCAGGTGAAATAAAGAAATCTTTTACAGCCTTTGGCTGAGAGTTTTGATAAGTTTGCTTAAGGTTCATTCAACGTCCTCCCGTGTAATATTAGGACCGAGAAAAGTAGTGGTGATTAAGCTCTTGAGTAAAGTAGTGTTTACGTTTAACCCAAATAAAACCATCCGCTTTAGAGATGACCGCAACGTCAATTGGTCCGCCAACTGTCTCTGAGTCATCTGATACTTTTCGCTTAAAAGCTGTCAGATTCACAAGTGATTCAGCCATATACGCAAGATCTTGTTTAGGAAGAAATTTAATCATATTAACAACCTTCCGAACATAGTTCTCTTGAACGAAATCAGAGATCCTGCGATCGCATTCAGCTACAGTACCTTGAACTAAGTTTACTATAGCATCCCTTGCCTCTTCTATTTTGTCATTAGGTATCATCCTTGTGACAACTTCGTCAACCCCGTCTAGAAGATTTGAGATGGAACCTTGGTATTCTTTATGAAGTTCACCTATGAGAGTGCTACTTACACCTTGCATAAAAGCGCCAACTTCTTCGTCTTGAGCAAACGGTGTTACTCCACTCTCTCCATAAGCGGAACATTTTTGTTCATTCTTTATCCTACGGATTTTATTGTTGAAGTAGCCACAAACATCGAAAGAGAGAACCTTCGGATAATAATCATCCTCCCCATATCCAGCAAAAACTATACCTGTAATATTACCAATATCGCTTACTTTACAGATCATAGCTGCGAACATATTGCAAATTGACCGAATAAATGAATCTGGTATTTCTTCTGGAGGTATTGAACCAAGTTTTTCAGCCACGATCCTGATCGTTACATCTTTGCAATACTCGCGGGCATCATCCATGTCATCTCCTGAAAAATTTTCAAGAAATTCGGTATTCGATAGGCGTTCCAGTAACTCATTACAAAACTCTTCTAGATCCTTAAAAAAAAGCCTATGGTCTAGCGGATTCCAGTAATTATCTGGTTTCTGGATCGCAAATGCTTCTAAAAGAGGGGTGAAAACTCCTTCAGAAAGAAACTGGTACAGATGACCCTCTCTCATGCCCCGGGTTACGATGTTCGTAGAGTCCTCTAAGAATTTGAAAAAGTCTTCAACGTATCCCTCAAGGTTGGGAAAGTGGCTATTTCCAAGTTTTTTGCGGTATGCCTTTATCACCAATTCCCACGGAGCGGCACAGAGATCACCGCTACCGTACACCATCACCCCCACAGGATGATGTTTTGTTAAAGCAAATAGTTTTTCTGCTCCATTGTAAATTTTTTGGTTACCGCCACCAGAAATGGTAACAGCGGAATCTGCTGCTAAAGCAACAGCTGATTTATTAAATACGGCTATTTCTGCAGTCATTATTATTCTTCACGTAGATGTGTGTTTCAGAAAAATACAAAAAAATTAACGCGTACGCAAAATATATTGTAACGTGTTAAGAGTGGTCACTTAGACACAAACTTAAATCTATTTCAAAACCTCGCTTAGGCGGGGTTTTTTCATTTCAAGGCTGCCATCTGGCGGACTTTTTCATTTCCCCTCAACTCTGAGAGGACTCACAGCAAATACGAGGGGGCTTAATGTCCGAACCTGTATCCGGGTCTGCTGCGGCGGCCAGCGCCTTAACTGGTGCCAGTCTTTATGGGCTTCTGACTGGTACCGACTACGGCGTCGTTTTTGGCGCTTTCGCCGGCGCGGTGTTTTATGTGGCAACTGCCGCCGATCTGACTTTGCCGCGGCGAACGGCATACTTCGTCGTCTCGTACTTTGCAGGTGTGTACGGATCCGGGCTGGTGGGCTCGATGCTCGCCAGCATTACCCATTACAGCGACAAGCCTCTGGATGCTC